ATGATCTATATTGGGCTTCCCCAATGGGCGCACCCGAAGTGGGTGCGCCTGGGTATCACCAGCCTTGAAGAGTATGCCCGCCACTTTAATTGCGTGACGCGGTAAATTTAAAAATCGACAAATATCGTCCAGGAGCGCCGTTTTTAGCGGTTGGACAGAACAATCAACGGCGGTAGTTAACGAACTTTGGCGAAATTTACTAATTTAGAATGCCCCATCCATGCCCCATCACGAGTATTCCTTAATGACAACCACACCATTTTTACCGGCACCAGAAGGGTACGCTGTTCCTGTCAATGCTCCGTCATAAGCACCACCTCCCCCGGCTCCATATGCATATCCCTGCAGTCCACCACCGGATCCGGCGCGTCCACCACTTCCCCAGAATGTACCACCGCCGTTTCCTGCCATAAGAAATGGACCGCTCTGGCCATCAGATCCGGCACCACCAGAAATATTCACATCCCCACCAGACGCCAGACCACCGACACCTCCTGATGTAGATGTTATTGCGTTGTAAGCACCAAAACCGCCGGCATAGCCAATAATGTTGCCATTGAATGTAGTATTCCCGCCAGAATTCCCTCCTGTAGCGCCAGAAACAGAAGCGCCACCGACACCAATGACTACTGGGTATTCTGTTCCTGCTGTTACCGGCATATATTTTATAGCGGTTCCGCCACCACCACCGCCTGCTCCGGATATGGTCTGGCTAGTGCTGTTTCCTGCACACCCTCCCCCCGATCCTCCCGCTCCTGTAACAATTACCTCAATAGCATTAATATCAGTTGCTGGCGTATACACACCAGATGATTCCATAACTATTATTCTTTGCAGTCTGCCGGTAGCGTTTCCAATTGCTCTTTTTACAAAAGCTGTTGTTGCAATGCTGGTATCATTATCACCGACTGCCGGAGTTGGTGCTTTTGGGTCACCAGTAAAAACGGGAGAATCTATTGGCGCCAATAAATCAAGAGTTCCGGCTGTCATCATATTCGCAACAATATCATTTGTAGACCAGACTCGGCCTAACGTTCCCTCCTGGGCACGCTGAACAGTCATGACATCCCCAGAAATAGATGTGACATGAACTATTTCTGTAACTGATTTGGTGGCGGCATCAACTAACGTTAATTTAAAATAACTTTGCCCTGAAACAGGCTGCGGAAATAACCTTCCAGTACCACTCCCAACAGTAATAACGGTAGCGGACGCGCTAATACCCGCAGCGAGAACACTCTTCGCGTTATTATTGGCTAATAGCTTTAGCGCCATAACTCCTCCAAAAAAGCCGCAATTAAGCGGCCTTTGAATAATTTACGATATAGATTTAAATTGCGGGGCAATCATCCTGCCTCATATCGTTGATCACGTGCGTTGCAACTCCGAGCACTTCAACCTCATCCATGGCACCTCCTTCAATCGATTCTCCTTCGACAGTGATGAACGATCTACCCATTAGCTTTGCAAACTGAAGTTCTCCACCCGAACGTATAAGCAGAATACTTCCCTGCTTAACCTTTAGAGACAAGTCCAGAACAACATACCCACGGTCGGTTGAGATAACTCGCGAGTTTGCTGTGATGTTGCACAGAGAATTCACTGTTAACGTGCTTTCAATGTAATCCGTAGCCGGTGACGGGAACCCCATGATCTGCCCTCCAATAAATACTGTTTGCATATACAGTAGTTTTATCTAAAAGGAAGATCAAGCGAGGTTGCAGCTATCAATTTCCATGACAGCCGCAATGTGTTTACCCCTTCGGTGCGCTCCAGATACCCGCCTGCACACCAACAACATTACGCATCCAGTTCATAACTGTGGTCATGTTTGGTCCTCCGATATCTGTGTTGTAAATCAGCACCGCTGCGATACCGATATCACCATTAAATTCATTTGTGGCGTAGCTGGCACCGATACGTAATGTCCTGGCATTTAATACCCTTGCTGCCATATTTGCTGACGATACGCCAGGATCGGATGAGTCAGACATTGTCCACGCCCCAGCCGTTGGATCAGCTGTGATTTTCCCGCCAACAACCCCAAAATCACCCGTATTAAAAGATGATATATCCCTGGATGCCTGAGTCGTGCCGTTCGCACTGGATTGTGCGTAATAGCGGAGTGATTTAGCTGTAGATATATTCTCCAGGAATGCGTCGCCGCTAATCTGGTTGCTACCATCTTTATAATAGTTTGAAGCAATAACGCCGGTTGTAGTTGGAACCTTCGCAATAGCAACGATAGTCTGCGTAGCTGATGGCGCTATCTGCGTGTCAAAATACCCCCGCCCAACACTCAACAGAGCGAACTTAGGGTCAGTGTAATCCGGGCTCAGGTAGGGAATTAATGGCAGTGACGGATTCGCAAAATTATAAAGTGGGTCTGCGTTACGAGAACCAACGAAATATGAACCGACAAGGCCATCCGTTACCGGAACCTCTGACATGACACTAAACAGGCTGAAAGAGTCCAGTTTTGGGTAGGTCAGGGTGGACGGCAGGACAATACCTTTTAGTTTAACCGGCATAATTATTGCTCCAGAAAGTGTGCGTTAATTTGATTAAGAAGAAAGCGACCACCGGCATTACTGAGGTGAAGGTTATCTAACCACATACCCTCTGCGTTGCTTTTCGCATAAGTCGTATTCATAAAGTCGTACAGGCTGTAAAACTCAACTCCGGCGGTTATTGCGACATCTCGCATAATGTCCCTGAACGACGCGAGAGGATTAGCGCCTGAGGCGTTACATTGCGCAGGGGCAACAAGAATGATTGCGCTGTCAGGGACTATCGATTTCCAGGCGTTCAGCCACCATGTCAGGCCGTCACGGAATGCCTGCAGCGTGACGCTGGTTCTGAAATCGTTGGTTCCGATTATCATTATCAGGACGTCTGGCGCGACAACCGTTCCGGTCTGTGAGAGATACGACAGCGTTTTAATGTACTGCGGTGCAGTTATGCCGCCGTTTCCCATTTTGTTAATCTCAACGCCATTCCCGGTACCATTAGCGTAAAAACCGTAAATAACAACGGTGCCAGTATTTCCGGTCAAGTCGATACTAAGTGTCGTTGCCGTAGCTATGTTCAGGCCAGAAACAGTCACACTGACAATTTTGTTTGTTCCCGCGCCAGTGATAACGACAGGTGTGCCGCCGTTCACCGAGTATCTGAACGTTCCAGTGCCATCGTAATAAAATATCTGAACAGACGTATCAAACAGATTGCTGATAGAGAGTGTCGCAGCCGTGCCAGTCGCATAAATGTACTGACCGTCCATTGCTGTAGGGAATGGCGGGTTAGCAGACGTCGCTGACGCATCATAAACAGACCAGCCGTCACGCGCTAAAACAATACCGTTTAACTGGTTCGGGTTATCGATATTGAGCTGTATCCAGCCGTCACCAGATTTACCATATTTCGCATAGAAGTAATCAGCAAATACCTGTGGAATTGTGCTGTGCTCTGTCCATGAATCTCCAGTAAATCCGATTTTTAATTTACTGCTTAGCCCGATATCCAATTTTGCTTTCTTTGATCTGAACTTCCAGGCCGTTGAGCCACTGGTGTTTAGTGTCTTTTGCAGAAATACCTGGTTCAGTTCATCATTAGTAACCAATCCTTGCAGCAAACCTTTATTTATCGCAACAGCATTAAGCTCACCATTTTCAAGCCATACCGGAACGTTGTCATCATCATCTACGAATAAAGGAATCTTATCCGGATAGTCAGTATCAGAGACGTCACGTATATCCTCATCCAGAGCTGACGCGTTTAACTTACCATTAGCTAACCATACCGGAACGTTGTCATCATCATCTACGAATAAAGGAATCTTATCCGGATAGTCAGTATCAGAGACGTCACGTATATCCTCATCCAGAGCTGACGCGTTTAACTTACCATTAGCTAACCATACCGGAACGTTGTCATCATCATCTACGAATAAAGGAATCTTATCCGGATAGTCAGTATCAGAGACGTCACGTATATCCTCATCCAGAGCTGACGCGTTTAACTTACCATTAGCTAACCATACCGGAACGTTGTCATCATCATCTACAAATAAGGGGACCTTATAATTCGGGCTGGGTACATATGGAATCCTGTCACTGATTTCATCAACCGCTGCCTGTGAGGGCATTTTCCGCCCGGTTGCTACAAGCGAACCGGCGTTGTTGATGTACTCATCAGCAAGAGTTATATCTGACGGATTCGCAACCCAGCATTTTGAACCATCTAGAATATTCCCAGCCGCAACATCGTTTTCAGCAAGCGAGAGTGTAGAATATTCCCTCACTGTACCAGTGATAGCTGCAGTCCCAGGCTGTGCGGCTTGAGCCACAGCCACGCCATTGTCGTTCTGGTAGGTAATGAAAGCATCAGTTCCATCTACACCCTGAGCTACACGAAACGACTGCCCATTGGTTGTAGCTGCCAGACCCGCTATCGTTCCATCCGGGTCACTTGAGGTTTTGTAGAAAGTGAATTTATTGTCGCCGAATTCTGACGCGCTGAGGGCATATCCCTTCGCCTCTTCCGCAGAATCTGCCGCTTGTTTTGAGTAATCAGCGATGACATTCAATGTATCGGCGGTCATCATGTTGGCAACCATATCATTGGCCGCCCACGCACGCGCCAGCGTTCCTTCCTGCGCACGCTCAATCGTGAAGATGTCGCCAGTCTTTGATGTTACGTTCACAATCTCGACCTGTGAGCCGGTGGCGGCATCAGTGAGCGTAAGCTTAAAGTAGCTTTCGCCTGCCACAGCATCAGGGAACTCGGCACCAGTTCCTGCGCTAACGATCAGCGATGTGTCGGTTTCGCTGATAGCAGAAGCCAGCGCGCTTTCTGCATTGTTTGTAGCCAAAAGGGTCAGTGCCATGTCTCCTCCGGGATATAGGCATAAAAAAACCCGCCGAAGCGGGTTAGTGTGAAATTAAAGGCTCTATATTTTTCTACATTCACTTATAGTGATGTTCCCTGCATAAACTGGGGTTAATATTTGATGTGCTGTTCCGTAAACAACCTTATATAATGAACCGTCTTTTATTTTGCTTTCAAACTTAACTTCATACCGGTACCCTACGCCATCTTCCCTGTAACAGGCGAAAACACTAGCAGTAATATTTTCATCATCTAATGATGCCGCCCTGCCTTTGGTCCTTGAATTTATGGAAAGCTTAGGGCTTGTAAATACGAGGTTGTTTTGTTCATACACTTTAAATCTAACAACTTCATCAATTACTTTAACTGTCGAATTTGGTTTCAGGCCTTTAAATTCTGAGCCAAATGTTTTACATAAGAATTCACCACCTTGGTGTTCCTCATTTTCTTTTAATATTCTGGCGACCTTTTGGTTTTCTCCTTCATCAATCCTATCAATTAAGTATTTATGATACTCGGATGAAGTCATGCAACCAGATGAAAGAAAACATAAAAATAGCACCACAGGAAATAATTTCATAGCCATGCCCCATCAAATAAATTCAAATAAATTTATTAGTAGTGGGATAAAAAATCAATCAATTATTTCAACGCTAATTGACTGATAAAACGGCATGTGCAGCAGGCCGCTATCCATGGCCTGCTTAAAGAATATGGCAAACTCGAAATCCTCGGTGATCACAAAGGCCGTGTCCTTCTGGTTGTACTTCCTAGAGTTATAGGCCGAAGCGTTGTAGATAGCACTCCGCGTGAACTGCCGACGCCCCTTATAGATGGAAATCACGATACCACCATCCACAAACTGGATCGAGATACTCCATCGCTGGTCGTTGAGGATGTCTGTGCCATTCACTCCCAAAAGGAACCGCAGAATACGCCGCTTTATCCATGGGATAGAGAAATAGAAGCCGTCGCCTTTGTAAAAATTCCAGGTCATGATCCGCTTAAAAAGGTCATCAGAGACAACAACCTGGTTCGACTGGTCAATCACCCGGTACTCATTGAATGCCAATTGGTTAAATTCCAAGGTGTTATATGGGCCTATCTCCTGCTGATCGCTGCTGGAAATCACCGGCGGCAACACGCCATAGATGCCATGGGCAATCCATCTGAGCTGATCTCCGGTGTTGTAGTCACCGATGAAAATCGGCAGGTTGGCATTAACCATCCAGTCATAAATGCCCTGCGCCATCGAGTTATACGCAGTAAAAAACGCCCGCAGATTGTCATCGTCGTTGTATTGCGTATACATATACGACCGGATGATATCGTCCAGCATGCTACGCCCCTGTTACGATCACGCCATCCGACGCGATATAAAAATAACTGAACTTATCGCCGCTGATAATATTCGTTCCGGCATCCGGTGGTGTTATCACACCATTGATGGTGACCACGATGTTTAAAGTGCTGATCAGCCCCATGTCGATTGTCGAGTTAATCGCCTGCAAAAATGCGTCTTTCAGGTTATTAACGTTCAGAGGTTTCCCGGCGAATATGCCGTTCACATACTGAATCGTAGGCGCCGAAACCAGAGAGGCGACCGTGGCATCTGTCAGGTAGTTAACACTTTCTGTCCCCCACTGATACGTCACTGTGACCCGCTGCAGCAATGGTGTCACGAACGGGATCACGTAGTTATCAGGCCAGTCATTCACCGTCACGGTATTGTTTCTGACGTTCGGCGTCACCTCGCCGCCGCCTCCCCAAGTTCCGGATGAAGTGGTGTCAATCCCGATGGAAAAAGTGTGAGGAGACAGTACCGTCACGGTCAGAGGAACGTCATTAATGCCCGTCATCCCGGTAACGCCAGTGATCCGGATAACCTGGCCGTCAGTGTAGCCATGAGTCAGGTCTGTGCTGACGACGCCAGGATTTGCATTCGTGATCCCCGTTACGTTCAGTGAACACCCTTTCAGCCGGCTGATATCCCCCGCCGACTTATAGAGCGCGCCAGCAATATCGTAAATATCACCGCCGGCGCACATGACTATCCACTTATCCCCGTCCTGAATGACAGAAACCAGGCGCGCCTGCACGTTATCAAGGCTGGTGAGATATTGCCGGATAAATCCAGGATATCCCTGAACTGTGGCCATCTGCGCCTGCCATACTCGATCACGAAACTGATAATTCGTTTCCGGGTCAGCACCCGGAGTGCCAGCGATCGGGTTGGTGCAGGTTATGGTGACGTCAGAAGGAAGGCTAGTGATTATCTGGTTAACCGTATTTACCGGTACTGCCCAGGTTCCGGTCTCCGTACCTTCGCATGACACACTGGCAGATACACCGGACGACGAGATTATCGTCGCATCACTAACGGAATAAGTATGTGTGCCATCAGAAACAATAAACCCCTGTGGGATGACAAACCCAGCCGGGCCGGAAAACTGAATCGGAACAGTGGTAGTGCCAGCAGTTTTCTGAGCTGGAATGCCAGCCTGCTGTGCGAGCAGCTCCAGCATGGCGAGGTTAGCCTTTAGCGGACCCACTGAGTTAATCAGGTCAACCCTCACCTGATCGCAGACAATAAGCGCACCTACATCGGTACTGGCCACGTCTTCAATCAAAGAGCCAGGCAAATCAGTTGTGAGGCCAGGAGATAGCGCAATGGCCTGAGAAACGAGCTGTGCTCGTAGCTCCTCCGCCGTCAGAGGAACCGGACCTGCTGACGTATAGCTGACTGGTAAATCGCTCATACGGCCACCTGTGTAATTATTTTTGAACCTGCGTTTGTGATTGCCGAGATGTTATAAACAGGCGGGTCGTCGCTGATCAGTGCAATCTGCAGCGAGGAAAAATACTGGCTGAACTGTTTTTGAATACGGTTTACGTAATACGTCGGCAGGATTTGCTGGATCACCGACCCGGCGGCCGGTATTCCGTTGTTCGCATAAAAGGGCGACTCCTGCGGCGCCAGTTTCAGATTCTGGATCAGGGTGGTCAAATACACCGAGTCATTAAACCCATTTTCGTCGGTTTCCACCAGGACCCACTTCCCCACAGAGTTTCGGCCATAGGTTCTCACTCGGTGATACTCCCGTTAAACGTTGAAGTCGGCCCCCCGGTATCATTTCCATCGTTGCCGTTTGAATGTTTATGGCTGTTAAGCCACGCCAGAAGCGATTGCCACCCGGCGTGCATAATTGCCGGGCTGGTGCTGGCCACAGAGTCCTGTAGATTCCCTGCCTCGCCTGAAATGCTCCATTTTGTCCCGATTAGTGAGATGACTGTCCCGCCGACGGTTACGGTGAAGCTGTCAGGTGTGGAAATAGCGATGCTGTCAGGCTTCAGGAGAAATGTGGTGTTGCTTCCGCTGTCACGCAGCGTTACACCCTCCGGCCCGTATACCGTCACCACCTGTCCGTCGACGTCCTGCCACTCGGTATTGCTGATCGGCAGATAAACCAGTGCGCTGAGGTTTGTCGGCTGAGTCAGATCGGCAACGCCTCCACCCAGGCCACTCATTCCGCCGATATAGGTATCAGCAGGGATCACAATACCCCTATCTCCAGGCTGCATTGGATAGCGCACATACTCCGGGCCAAAGAGTGGAATGGTTACCTGGGGCAACGTGAATGGGATATTCGTCAGGCTGAACGAGACAGTGATCATTTTCCCTGACTGGCTGACGACAGTTGCAGGCAATATCTTTCCGACCAACTCCATCGCTTCGGCAATTTTTACCTCAGCGAAATTGTTCATGCTCTTGGCGAAGTTAAGCCGCTGACTTATAGTCACGATCAGGCCTCCTGCGTCACATACGCCTCATAGATGGTTACCCAACTTGCAGCGTCTGGCTGCCTGCTGTTTCCTACACATCTGCAGGTCTGCACAGCGAACACCCCGGAAAAGGCGCTTTTACTGCGATACTGAGAATATGATGAGGCCTGCGTTACCGCCATTGCGCCGGCAGGCATCCTCACGTAGTCACCTACCTGAATATCCGCCCTCATTACGCAGGTGATCATCACCCGGTTGTATTCAATCCATACCGGCTGCCCGACGAGATCGGTAAATTCAAGCTGAATGGGGATTTTCTTTTTCTCAGCCGCTGCGCTGTCCCATACTCTGATCTCTTTCCCCGGGAACATGGCCATTTCCACGCCGAGATAATTCTCATCACGGATAATGCTACGGCTCAGGTTTTTAAGGTTCGATGCAAGCTGCTGCATGGTCGAGCAGTAAATCGGGGAATCGTAGTTCAGAACCAGCAAGTCGCTGATGTTGATATTTATTTTGTACTCAGGGAAGGCACGTTGAAGCGCAAAAAATAGCGCAACAGACAGCTTTTGCCCCTTTATCCACGGCATTGTAATGTTCGCTGGCTGAGCTACTGATCCAGCCCCTGCAGTAATAATCATGTCCAGCGACAGATCGATCCCCTGCCAGTTACCGAATGGCTGCTGAATGATACCTTCAAGAATCATTCCGCTCTGGGAGGATTTGGCCAGCGGCAAACCTTTCGACATACCGACAAATCCCTTAATGGTCATGCCGAACATGTTTTGCTCTGCCTGCTGCATTTCTTTAATGCTGACGCCAAACACCCTGACGAGGCTTGACCCTACCGGAGTGGACATTCCATATCGCTGAATGTCGAACTCTACCATCAGGCAGCCAGGATTATAATTTCCATAGGCATCAAGGCTTTTGTACTGGCGGTATAACTTCCCTTTCTGGTCAAAAATCTGGAAATCGTAATACCTCATCAGCTGGTCACCTCAATTACGCCATTTTGCTCCCGCCAGATCATGGTTGTTCCGGAGAAAACGCCAGCTATCAGATTTATTCCGGCTCCATTGGTAGAGCCCACCGAGGGGGTGTTCAGCATGGTATTGCCGGAATTGTCGGTGATCAGGATGTACCAGCGTTGTGCCGCGATATTCCACTTCACCTGGCAGTTATAAACCGTTCCATCCAGCGTCGGAGTAAAAGCTACGCTCTCTCTTTCATTGCCGGTAAACGTGTAGGTATCCGTCGTCATAGGCCAAACTCCCCGCTTAGCTTACCGATGAGGCCTACTATGTCATTCGCGGCGCCTGACACGGTGCCGCCGAGAGAGGTATTCCCGAGGGCCGCGACAGTGTTTGTCCATGACACATCCGTTTGCCGGGTTCCTCCATCGATCTTGCTCAGGAAACTGTTAACCGCCTGCTCGGCCCCTGTTTCAGATACCAGCGGCTGCTCAAAATCCCATAACCAGGATCGCTGAGGTACAGCCTCATTAAAACTGGTCATGTCCTTAACCGTACGCAATATACAGCCGCTATAAAACAACGCTGGCGTAGCGACGATATAGGTTCCGCCAAGGTTTGCATGCGCCTGTAGAACAGCTTGCAGCGCACTAAGAGTGACGAATTTCGTCATCGCTCCAGTATTTTCATTCACCGGAGCATCCATCATCAACGCAATGCGCAAAGGCTGAGCAAGTAGCGCGTTAGCGGCAACGGTCTGGTTAGCAAACGGATATTTGGCGATGTCGTAATCGACCATCGTCCCACCCTGAACCGGCTTCCAGTGGCAAAAATATTTATCGAGGTCAGTAAGGTTGAATGCGCCGCCCAAAAGCCCTGTGACAAAGCTCGCGCTCTGCGTCAAAGCTACAATGGGCAGCATTCCGCCGGGGATGCTCTGCGCAATCCCGTTGCACAGAATCACCGGCGAGACTTCAAAACCCAGCTTATACAGTTCGCGAGTGAATCCCATATCTATCGCACTCCGCTAAGAAGGGCGCCGGAGACAATGGCGTTCCCACCTGTATTGTTGTAAATCTGGATAACAGCACTCTCAGTCACCCTGTTACCGGCACCTTCTTTTTGAGACATAGCAGAAATGAGTTTCGCGATAACCTGAGGATCATTGAGATTCAGTTTCTGATTCTCATTAAATCCAGTAGTTTTAACCACATGCCGAATATACTCAGCGGTATTATTTTCATTAGGAGGAGCCCATTTTCTTGCAATATCTCCTACCGTATTTATTCCTTTAGCGCCATACATTTGAAGTTGCTTTGTCGCCGCCAGTACGCCTTCATCCAGCGTTGGGAAGACGGCAAATTTACCGCTTCTCGTATTCTCGCTGCTATATCCTTCAGCCCACCGCAGATTCCCCGGATTATTAAATCGATCTGCAATAGTCCTGTTTCTGTCGGAAGTATTTGCAGGTGTGGGATCAACAGCTTTAACGGTTCCATCTTCAAAGAAGCGCCTAACACCCTTGAGCCAGCCCCATACATGCGGGTCATCATTGCTTCCAGGAGTATAGGATTTTCCCGTTTTCGGATCGATGATGGTGCTTGGGCTCAACATCGTTGACCCGGATGATATATCCGCAGTAGAGATACTCGCTTTCCCTGTTACCCAATCAATAACCTTGCCAATTAGATTTCCCATTTTCTCTACTTTGTCCATAAAGTTGCTTACATCTGTGGAAAATTCAGGAGAAGCCAGGTAATTACCGAACCTCTCAATGCCACCGGCCAGCGCATCAATCCACTTACCGAGTTCGGGTGATTTAAGAACGGTATCAATAGCACCTGCCAGCGCATCAGACAGTTTGCTCAGCTGCGGCGTGAGTGGACCCAGGCCACGCACAAACGTGTTCCTGATGCTCTGGCTGCTGTAGTCGAGCTGAACGTTAAAATCCTGCCACTGGCGCGCCTGCTGGTCGGTAATTTGCAACATGCGCGCATCCTGCTGCGCGCGCTTCTCCATGGCGGTGATCTCCTCATCGCTCATGTTTTTGAAGCGGTTCAGGTCATCCAGCGTAAAGAAGTTTGTCAGGCCGTGCGCCTGTGCGCCCTGCAGCGTGCTGCCGTTCTGCACGAAGATATCGCGCGCATTACGGATCATCTGCGGGAGCAGTTTGGCCGGGTCCTGGTCGGGGTTGTTAATCCCCATCGCCTGAAACGTCCAGCGCTTCGACAGGTCCATTTGTGAATCGCGGATAGCGCCCAGCGTACCCGCCGGATTACCCAGCGCTTTCTGGTAGTTTATAGCGGTGGAATCAAGTGCGCCGATACTCGTCCCAAGCCCGAGAGAAGTAAACCGCTGGGCACCGGTGGTGGCAGCCAGCCGGTTGATGCCGAACAGGCCGCCAACGCCAAGGACGCCGGTAAATATCCCGACAATACCACCCCATGACAGAAGGCTGGACGTCGCTTCCTTGATATGCCCTGCCAGCGATTTAGCGTCTTTCGTTGCATCGCTGAGGAAGCCCTTCGCAGAGCGAGTACTTTTGTTGAATTCGTCCTGCTTTTTCTTCGAGTCTTCCAGGTTGGTATTGAGCCGATCGATACCACTGTTGATAGTCAGAATGGCCTCGGCCACGGCATTAAACTCCGCGCCTAACTCCTTCGCCTCACCTTTGGCTTTTTCGGTCTGCTTGCTGCTTTCGCCAATACCAACGGCAGCTACCCGCCAGGCTTCCGGTAAATCATCCAGCGCGCTCTGGTACTCGCGAAACCTTTCCATAAACGCGACAAACTTGTCGTCATTTACGTCAATGTCGACGATCGACTTAGCTACCATTGAAGAAACCTCTTTCTTTGAGCGCAGCGAGAAGGTAGCGCTGCCGGTACTGCGCCGGGCTGGCATACTCCTCGCCGGTGATCTCCCTTATCACCTGCCAGAAGCCCTCATTAGACGCCCAGTCTAAGAGGGTATAAATGACGTTTCCGGCGGGGCATTCTGGGTCGGGGTATCGGTAACCGGCTTCGACGTCTGCAACGAATCGCGGAACGCCGTAACGCTCGATGAGGTTAGTTGCCCATCGTACATTTTGATCACCGTTCCCACGGTCGGCGCGATCAGGTTTGCCTTCTGAATAGCAGAGGAAACCATAAAAAAAACCACTTCGCCTTCGACCTCGCGATACTCATCAGGGTCGATAATCCCCTGTTTGAATGCCACCTCAAGAGGCGTGGTGTTCCACTGGCCGCCGACGTTATGGATAACGACCGTCAGTCGCTGAATTTCATCAACGATGTTCGGACCTGTCCGACCGTTATCGATTTCCGCTTTCAGGCTCTGCCTCAGCATCATCGCGGCGATTCTGGCGGCGCCAAGACCACCCACCTGCGAGATGAATTTTGTGAACAGGTTCCCCAGCAGGATGCAGTGTTCTTCCACCACCTCATAGGGGAATGGCGTCACATGCAGGTATACGATCGAGCCGTCTTCGCGGGTAACGCTGGTGACCAGATTCAGTTTCTTGTCAATTTTCATGCATTACACCCACATGTTGTCGTTGGTGACCATATAGCCGCTGATGGTTACCACAAAAGCCGGGTCCATCCCGCTGAAAGCCAGCTCGTTAAAGTTGACCAAGTAGCAGTTGAGCAGCGTGATATTGCCGAACGTCGTTGCATCCGGCGTCACCACGATTTCACCCAGCGACGTGTCGGTTAAAAAGCGCTGCCGGTAGCTTTCGCCCAGCCCCTGAGTTTTCAGGAGATGCACAGTCAGCGTTACCTGCTGATACGGTGCCTGGCTGCCGACGGTGCCGGTCATCGTAGGGATGATATCGGTTGCTTGGCCGTCCGGACGCAGGCTAATGCCGTCCTTTGCCAGGTACGACGCCGAGACGTTCAGCGCCGGTGTATCCGTGACGGAAAGAGCCCCGCGTACGCGGTTAAGAAAGCCCTGCGGTACTAATGGGTTCGCCATTTTTTACGCCCCTACAAAGTTCGTTACGTTCACGTTAAACGTGATGGATTCGAAGCCACGGCGCGGCGTCATGACGGCGCTCAGCCCGTTATATTTGCCTTCCTGGTAATCGGATGGGTTCAGGCTGTTGTAGTTACTGAACGGAACGGCGTTGATCACGGCGTTGCCGGCGTAAGTGCCTTTGTCATACTCGGTGTTGAAATCTTCCTGTGTCAGTTGCGTGTCAATGACGCGACCGAGGATCAGCCCGTAGCTGATGCCATTACGCAAGGTTTTCAGAGCGCGACGCTGCAGGCGGTCAATGCCCTTCTGCTCGTAGTACAGCGGGTTAACGGTCGTGTTGGAGCCGTTGATGATTTCATTCGCCAGGTCGAGCTCAAGGTTGATCGCCGTCCACGCCACCGAATACCAGTAGTTAAACGGGTTACCGTCGAGCATGCGGCCAGTGAACAGCACTTTGTTACTGAGACCACCTTCGGCGCCGGTGCCGATGTAGTTGATGTTGCTGTCCTGCAGCGATTTCAGCAGTGCGCTGTTGCCTTCCAGCGGGTACTCAGTCAGGCCGTACATAAAGCGGTACGACATCGGCGGCACCATGTTGCTCGACCCCGGGTCGTTTGCCAGGGATGACTGGAACGGGCCGGCCATGGAAAACTCGCTCGCCGGAATATCCGGAGCCTCGACGCCGGCAAAGACAGTTTTGTTTTTCGTCGCAGTCCACGCTTCATAGGTGGCGATCGTCGAGGTGACAAAGAAGTAAACCAGGCTGCCCGGCGAGGTATAGAGACCCGTCAGGGTTTTAAATTCAGCAACCGAATCCCATTCGCGCGGCACCAGATAGGAGAAAAATTTCTGGTAGGTATTGCCCAGAGAGACGTCTTCAGCGATGAAGGTTGTCAGCGCTTCGACGGCGTCTGTCATGGACACATCGCCCAGCTCCAGCACATAAACTGCTCGCGTCTTCCCCTGTGCCCAGAACGAGGTATTCATCTGGGAAATTTCGTTCTGAACTACCGTTTTTACCGTACCCATTGCCGTTGCGGTGCCGGGGTTGGTCGTCAGCGGATAGATGAAGGTGTTGGTGCCTGTCACCGTAGCGGTATAGGCGCCATTGTACCCCGCTGGAGTCGCTCCGGAGATAATCACCGGGACCTGTGACCCGTTAGTCCATCCATGAGCGGCAGCCAGCGTGACGGTTACCACGCCAGTAGCCCAGGCGAGCGTCGAGATGGTTTTCGCCGGTGCGAGAATGTCGGCCAGGTCGGTTTCACTGGTCAGCAGCTGATATTCACCGGCATTCAGCGTCGTGCCGCCCATAGAAATCATCGCCCCGGACTTTAACAACTGCGAGGGCTTCGGCGGATTCGTCACCGACACGTTAATATTAACAATTGCCATTTACTTATTTCTCCGGGTCAATGGACGGAATTGCAGACGTGATCAACTGGCGCGCTAAATTACGCATCCGTTGCTGGTAGTAATTGATTTTGAATTTGATGGTCTTACGCATGGCAATGATGTTGAGCTCGTTCTGAGTGACTCGCTCATCCTGCACGACGGGAATATTCATGATCCCCATCTCCGGGGCATCGCCGGTCGTGTAGTCCTGCACATACCGCACAAAGTCTTCAATGCTGGCGTTACGCAGGCCGGTGACCGAAAGCGTGACATCTTCCGATACCAGCTGATACTGGTTTTGCTTCTCGTCCAGATAGAAAGCGCCGGCGATCGGTGACGTGTTACTGCATTTCACCGTTGCATAGGGCGGCGAAAGGTTCTGTGTTGAGAGCATCGCCGGGAACATCGGCATGTACTGATTCAGGGCCAGCCAGATCGGCAACGAGCTCGACACCACTACGTCAGAGAGATCTATGTCATCCGCAGAGTTGATGATCTGCGACCGCATGTGCGGGAAAATCGCCTCTCCGGTGTAGTGGTAGAGGTTCGCCGGCTCATTCAGCCCGGTACGCCGTGAGAACGAGAACTGCACTCCAAAAAACTCGCCGATGTACAGCACCTCTGACCCGATGTCGTTAAACGGGTCGATGTCCGCCTGCGCGGTGAACGTCACCACGTTGCGATCGTAAAGCTGCTCGTCGTCCTGAATGGTTTCGGTCGTCAGGTGCAAATAACCTTTCACGTCCACCGTGTCCGGCTCATTGTTCGGATCGTCAGACAGGACCGAGGCTTTCACCCAGAACACGAAGCCATCGAGCGGAAGCACCTTTCTGATGTACTTCGTGAACGTCACCACCTGAAACCGGCTCAGATCATCCAGACCCTGCGTCAGGGTAGCGTTAAGCTCGGTTTTGGCGTTCTGTAACTCACTCAGGGAAGGCATTCAGCACCCCGCTTACCCAGGCTCGCATAGCAGCCTGGTAGGTTCCTGTATCAATGAACGAAGGTCGCGGCGGACCCTTTTTGCCTTTAAAGCGCTTCGATATGCCCTCAAGCGCGCGGCGCGTTGGTACGCCAGGGAGGCCGTTCATCTCGGTGTTATCGAGGAAGCCGACAAAGAGATCGTGAACTTTGGACATTGACTCAGCGAGCGGGTCTTTTGCCGGCGGCGCGCCAGCGAACATGTTTTCAAGCGCTGCGGCCAGGTCTTTGCTCATCAGCTCAGCGATGTCGTTCCCGTAGCGGTCAAAGAACGTCTGCATAATCTGATACCTTGCTTCCAGCTCTTCCGCTACGCTCCCCGTCGTGGTGTCCTCGCCCTCGTAGGGGATATCGATAACGCCCAGATGAAAGGTGATCATGACAAGCCCCACAGGCTCCCGAACTGCTGAGCGATCATCAGGTAGCGACGCCCCCATGGGTCCTGGAGCATCTGCAGGTCTGCCAGCGACAGGTCTTTGAAGAAATCAGGGACCAGGCGCTGTGCGCTGGTAGAGTTATCCCCGGCTCCGGTAATAACCCCGGCCTTGAAGTCATTCAGCCCATATTGTTTACGAAATTCAGCAAACACCGCCTCTGTCCCGTAATTGATGAGAAACGAAGCCCCAAGGTTATAAACCGCGATGCTGTACATATTCGGCATAACGCAAGCGATGTCAGGGTTTACCCATTCAACGGCGCCGCCATAGGCGAGAGAAAAAGACGGCGAGTCGTCGGGAACCTGGTCGGGGGTGATGCCCATATCAGATCGAACGAATTCGATAAATCCCGACAGACTGGTGGTCATTTCTTTTTGCTCCCGGCTTTCGGCGTAACAATTTTTTCGTTGATGGTCGGATCGTCAGAATGGTCATCGCGCCCCTTGGCCTGCTCTGCGCTGAATTCCATGTCGCCCTCGTAGCCGATACCACTTTCGCGCAGTGTGTTATCCAGTGCGGCGACGGATGCCTGCCGGCGGTTATGAGCGCCGCGGGTCAGATGGCCATCGTTATCGCGAATGGTTTTCTCAATAACGCTGGCGGAAACGGGTTTGTTGATGCTGTAGCACAGGCCGACAAATGCCTGGCTCTGGTCGATTTTGGTTGAGTCAACCAGGCCGTAAACCTGATGATGCTGAATAACCGCTTCGACTTCTTCGGTCGAACCATCCAGAACCTGCATCTGCGAACCGTGCTCGATGGGGATCTGGCGGAGGCGCCCGGTTTCCAGCTGGCGGAAAGTGAAGATGTGGCGCTGCTTGGTAGTGTTGGCGATGTACAGTTTCATTGTTTACCCTCGTAAAAAAGCCCCTGCACGGCGAACCATGCAGAGGCTTAAGCACTTCTCAATTTCGCGTTTTAGGAGCTGTATGCCATCGACAGGATGGTGATAGCTTCCGGACGGACTGCCCAGCCAGCCGTAGAGCGCATTTCTGACAGCACGTCGATAGCGCCCCCGGGGATTGGCGTCGGGATTTCCATCGGTGCCGGCATGTCGGTGAACATCAGGGCGTTCGCCGCCAGAGATGGGCTCAGTTTGGCGAATTCGTTAGTGTTCACGGTGGAGTTGACCATCGGCACTTCCACTTCCGGGATGGTGATAACCACCGCGTCAGTACCGCCGGCACCGGCGCCGATCAGCGTGTCGTCGTATACCCAGTCAACCTGGACATTCGCGCCGCGGAGCACCTCTTTCACAGTTCCACCGACGGTATCAGTACCGCCACCAGGACGCTGATAAGAGGTCAGCTGTACGATCTGCTGAATTTCCATTGCGCCCAGCACGCGCTGCGGCCCCAGGATAACGACGCGCTGCTGGCGACCTAATTGCATGGTGCGGGTCAGCGCTGCCTGCACATGGCCCAGCAGATAGACCGCCATCTGACCGTGGTCATAGGTCAGCACAGTGGTATTGCCGCTGCTGTCCGCCGGCAGGGTTTCGGTGGTCGCGCCTGCGGTGTTCAGCAGACCTTCGCCGCCTGCCGGGTTCATGCCGTACAGCAGCGCAGAACGCAACTGCTGGAAGATGCCCTGACGCATGCCGAGACGCTGAGCTTCTGGGAGTGCCACGTTCCAGTTACCGGCCGCCGCGGTGTCGTGGTGATCGTAGATACCACGGCAGCGGAACAGGTAGGTTGGAGTGGAGATCATGCGCGCCTCGAGCGCCACGCTCGGCAGCTGGTTGGCGTTGCCGGACTGGCTTGAGGTCACCTGGGTGCGGATATCCAGGCGGCGCATATAAACGTACTGGTCGCCTACGCCAAGGCGGACTTGCGGGTTACCGCTGGCGATGGTTTCGAACGCACCGGACGCCTGCTGGTAACCAATGATCAACTCCGGCGCAATATACGACGGGTTGACGATGGTGTAGCTGGGGGTAATTGCAGCCATTTAAAGCTCCCGATTAAAGTAAGACCAGCGCGCAGCTGTCGGTGTTGTTCCAGGTAAGGAAGCCCGTAGCGCTGTCATAGCTGACAGTTTTAGAGTTCCCACTCTCGATGGAGATGACTTTCACCGGCAGGGTGATGTCTGCCTGAGCCACTGCGCCGATAGTGCCCTGCGTGGTCGCTGAGCCGCCCGGCGCGCTGGCAGGCGCATAGGTGAAGGTTGTCGTACTCGGTACGCTCAGCACAACGACGGTGCCGTTATAGGCAGCCGGAGCTACGCCGCTGATCTTCACGTACTGGCCAGCAGTCAGACCATGCGCAGAGGCAGTGGTGGCGGTGGCCACGCCGTTCGAGTAGGTAACAGCGGTCGTGGCAACGTCAGCACCGGCAAAAGCCGCTGCGGCTGCGGTGGTCACCTGGTTATTGACGAAGTCCCACGCCAGCGGCGTTTTCACCGATGCGCTAGCGGTTCCCAGTGCGACCACCTGCGCTGAAGCTTTCAGCGGTACGCGCATGTTGGAGCCAAGGCGATAGAATGAAACGCTCATGCCGGACGCATACAGCGGAACCGGTGATTGCGGAGTGGTAAGCCCGTTGTGGGCCTGGTTGAAGACGGTGAAGCCTTCGAGCTCAGCCAGTGACACAGCGCGACGAATAGTCGACCCGCGAGGGCTGGAGTTCACGCCGGGCAGCAACTCGGCAACCGGCAGGCCGCCCCATAGCGGTTTGGTTTCGGTGGCGGCAACAGTGCCGGACGCCAAGTTAAAGCGGTTTGCCGGATCATCCAGAGCAACGCCCTGAATGAAGCCATCAGACTGCACACCGAAGGAACCAGCGGCATTCGTGGTCGCCATCGGGTTAAGAGATAAATTAGCCATGCTTCAGAGCTCCCGTTAAGCCTGGTTGTTAAAACTGGTGACCTGACGCTTGCCAGACTGGAACGGCTCCCAGGTGACGGCGGGATCGCCTTCAAAGGTGCTGATCTGGCGACCGGTTGCATCGGCGCGCTTAATCTCGCGCAGCATACCGGGACCAACTGACAGGCTGGCCGCCTTCTGCGCATCAGCGTAGATATGCTTTTCGGCAGTGCTCAGCAGTTGAGAATCAGCGATGGCAGAGAGATCGACGGCTTTGTAGTCCGGCGAATGCTCCTGCAGTTGAATCATCAGCCGGCGGCGATACGCCATCGGTTTTTCACCGGACAGGGGGATCGGGGCGCGCTTGCCAAAACTGGAGAAGACGCTATCGGCTTTCACCTGCGCTTCTGCAACTTCGTTGCGCTCTTCGTCGCTCAGTTCGGTAGGAATGCGGGAGCGAAGCTCAGCAATTTCCTGGAGGATTTGTGAGTCGGCTTTTTCTTTTGCCATTTTCTCAGCCTCTTCGGCATCTGCCTTTTCTTTGGCTTCAGCATCGGCTTTTTCCTTCGCGGCTTTCTCTTCCGCGTCGGCTTTAGCTTTCGCCTCTTCCGCTTCTTTGTCTTCTGCGTCCGCCTTTTCTTTCTTGGCGTCCTCTTCGGCGTCAGCCTTGGCTTTCGCTTCCTTCTCTTCGTCGGCCTTAGCCAAACGCGCATCGATCGCCTTATTAATCAGCGCTACGATTTTTTCCTCGTCCATCTTTTCAGCCTCTTCAGGAATGGAATCAGATTTAACACCGGTAGGGGCAAGGAGCTTGTCCCACACGCCCTGTTCACAAATTGCAACGTGGTCGAGCAGCTCGGGGGATGGCTCCACCAGTAGAGGCTGACCGTCGACAATAATTGATTGAGCAACCTCTGAGAACTTCACAGTTGGCGAGGTGCTTAATTGCCTTGTTGCCATAATTTCAGCAGCTTCGGCGTCGTACACACGCGCAACGGCCCACACTTCGCCCTTATCGGCAACCCAGGCATTTGTCAGGGTGCCAATAACGCGCTTTGAGAACTCGTCGCTATCAAGTGTTCTTTTTTCGGGGTGAAGCCAGATAAGTGGTACGCCAGCTACCCGCTGGAGAAATTCAGGGGTGAGATAGTCGTCCGGGTTACGGAACGTCATCTCCTGATCTGCAGATCGCCAGGTAACCCCTGTTCCGGTCACCCGGATGGCGAACATCCACATGTTGTAAAAATATTGCGGGCTGCTGAGCGTTCCGTCAGCGATGAGCGCGGCCACGTCGGTTTCATTGAGCGCCTGCTGCGCCAGCATTTCAGCGAATGGCTGATGCAGCGGCTTTGGCAGATCGTCAATATGAAACCATCCGGCGGCCAGCGATTCGTCGTTTATCTTCGCTTCGAACTGCTCCGGCACGTCGGCGCGGTAGGTCAGGTAGTCACCATGTACGCTGTGCGGCGTCAGCGGGCCATCGTACTGATAGCCTGTTTCCTCCAGCACCTCGCGCCGTGCGGCGTCTATGGCTAACTCTCCCGGCTCTATCGTCCCGCCCGGCTGGCACCATGTGCCATCATCCGAGCGCTGGATCAGGAAGACGAACTTCCCCTGACGGAACATTATCCCGCTGCCAAAAATAGCCACGTTTTAATGCTCCTATGCTGCTTTCATGGACTCCAGGAACTTGCGGCCCTTCTGGGTCAGCATGTCCTCGGGAATGCTGCGGAGGTTGTACAGATAGGTGACGTAGCACCGACAGAAAACCTCTTCGCCAGGCTGTGTGATTTCGTCGAGATAGCCGGCGGGGCCAGCTTTGACATAGCCATTTTTCTGCGCCCAGTTTCCGCGGATGAGATAGATCAGCTTGTCACGCTCTTTGTGATCTTCCCGGTAGTCATACCCTGGCTGGCGCCAGTGGCTATGCCATTCGGCAGCAATCGCGTTATTGCCCGTCGCGATGATGTTGTCGATATTGGCGATCAGCTTATGGCTCTGGTCAATCATCACGCGGCGCGCTTCATAGTCCACCTTCTCGGCGGCCTTCTGAATGTGCGCCGCCGTCTCCCGCATCGATCCCTGAATGCCGGTCAGCGCAATGCTGTCTGCTGAGGGAATGCTGCTGGCCCATCCGCTAAACCGCGACAGAGTAGTGTCGATGGCTTTCTTGCGATTCAGCTTTATCAGGTCAGCGCTGGCCAGGATGCGGCGATCCAGCTCGCTGCGTAACTTCGGCTCCATGTAGTTCAGCGTGAAGCGTGAAAGCCCCTTGTGGCGCTTCAGCGATCCAGCCTTGCTAACTTGCAGGTCATAGGCCTTACGCAACCGATCGGACACCATGCTCATGTAGTCGTCATCAGTTTCGCTTTCGGCCGCCTGCCGGATAATGGCCTGCCATTGCTCCAGCTCCTGCCGCGAGGTGTAGCCATTGCGCAGAAAGAACTTCACCGCCTCGCGTACGGTGCGCGTGAAAGTCTTCATAGCATCATCCCGCCGCCGGGCTCTTCATCCCGTGGCTGTTCAGGCCGATTAGCCTTTAAAGAGTCGATATCGAGATCGAGCCGTTGTGGGAACAGGTTTTCGTTAGCGTTCGCGTTGGCCTGCGCCCACTCGATAAGCAGAGCGCGGTTCTCATCATCCGTGTTGACCTGGGGAAGCAGCACTTCCAGCATGCTGACGATCGCCTTAAATCGGGTTTCATCGACCTTCACTTTTTCGCTATCCGGCTCCTTCAGGGATGGTGGCCAGCGATATTCGAAGTTGTTAATCCATGAGGCGAAGTACAGGCTGTAAGTGTTTTTCAGATCCGGGAAGTCGGCACGCAGCGACTGGAAAAACTCAATACTCCAGGCGCGGTACTGGCACACACGGATGAAGAACGCGTAAAGCTGGTCTAGCCACTCGCGGATGTTGTCGATGTACACCGCCACGGCGCGGGCATCTTCAGTGCCCTCACCGAAACCCTGGGCGAACGTCTCAGAGTTGAGGATGATCGCCGGCATGTCAGCGGCGGCGGCCACGTTCTCCAGTATGTGCTTACGTGCAGAATCGAGAGGCTTTTCCAGGTTGCTCAGGTCGATTGACTCGATGTTGTCGCCGTCTCCGATCTGCAGGACTTCTCCCGTCTTTCCGCGCTTCAGCATCATGCGCTTAATGCCGCTTAGCTTCTGCATCATGTTGTTGACGACTGAGCTTGGGCCCTTAATTTTCGTCACAAGCAGACCACCTTTCACCGCAACCATGTCGTCGGTGCGCATGGTCTGGATGAAGGATTTCAGCGGGAACAGTGCGCGCTGGTAAACGCTGCGACCGGTAAAGCCAAAGGCCGCAGAGTTATAGGCCAGATAAATCGGGTCCTCGTTCTGTTGCACTACGCAGCGGGATTTGTGATACGGCTTGCCCGCCACTCTGATCCCTTCGACCTTCTGGAAGTCCTGCGCGTTCGGGTCCTGGTTCAGAACGATGCTCCCCGCGGTGTTAAGCGGGTCGAGAATGTTGAATGTCACGTTGTGCTTATACAGCGTGCGGTAGTCCACCGCCGAGGACGGCTCCTGGTTATCAACCAGCATTGCGATCGCCGAAACGCCGTAAATGCGCGATATCCGCGCCGCATTAGCGATGTGGTTGTCAGCACCCAGTGCCTTCCACTCCCGCTCAAATGCATCTCGGAGACGCTGCTCGATTCCATACGTCTGCGAAATGTGAACGGTGCGCGACTCGTTCATCGCCATCTTGATCGGGCGATCCACCATTTTCCCGCCAAGCGGGTGGAAGAGGTAAATCGTTTTGCAGGTCTGATAGCCAGCCGTAGAGCCGGGCTGGATGTCGTCGCTGTCCAGCAATGCCATCAACTCTGAGTGAGAGCAGCTGCCGATTTCGAAATCATCTTCGTTCATTGGTTTTCTCGCTAGAGTGCGTCGCCGCTACCGAACGCGATGATCAGCCCGTAGGTGTAATCATCCAGCAAATCGTCGGCGCGCTTGTGCGCGTTCTTATCGGCAAGGTGGAATCGTGACACCTGCTTATGCAGATGGTTTGCTGTTTCGCCCTTGAAGACGGCCGTCTTCTCGTAGGCGTATCGGGATATTTTCGCCAGCCCGCGGTAGTGATAACCGGAGGCCATAATGGCGCGTTCGTCCTTCCCTTTGCTGGTCAGGGCGGATTCAATTTTGTTGACCGGCCATCCCAGGCTTTCACCTTTCTGCAGGAGGATGCTTCCCATGCTGGCGTCTTCGATGAAAACGCCGAGGCTGCCATTTACAGCGACGCACTGGCCGGATAGCTCATTCAGCCGGGTGAAAACAGACGGAATCCACTCTTCCAGCAGCGCGCCGTCGATCTGCACCACATCCCAGTCGAGTATGGTCAGTCGCTGAATGCCTGGCCGGGTGTCGACGGCGTAGTAAACCACCGCCGTGCCGTCGTGCTCTGTACCGCCCTTAACTGCGGTATCCATGACAGCGAAGACGGCCTGACACATCTCCGGGTAATCGACAGGCTGATCCTGGTTTTCACCCTCGAACCATTTGCGAACGTCGAAAAGCGACGCAGCGGACCAGTCGACGAACTCGGCCAGGAACTCCTGCCGGAAAACACGCGGATCGTTGTTCTGTCGCTCTTTCTCCAGCTCCTCGGTAGGAACGAAGGGGTTTGATGACGTCGGCGCGTGATGCTCATGGAAGCCGAGGTCTTTGTTATGGCAGATGGCATAGAAGAAGTTTTCTTCGTCCACACCGTCAGGCGTTGAGAATACGTAAGCCCGGCCCTTTGTCGTCAGCAGCGTCGGTTTAATCGACTTCGGCCAAATCTCCTTCAGCATTTCAGGCGACTTGGTAAACGCAGCCTCATCGATCAGGATAATTTCATATTCACGACCACGACCGGCCAGTTTGTTGTCGTTGGTGACCCAGAAGTCAATCTTCCCGCCGTTCTTCAGCAGCAGGCGCTTTTCCTGACGGCTGAAGCTCTTTTTCAGCGGCAGCAGGATTTCTTCCAGCTTGTCGTAGATCTCCTGGTACTGGCGATACTCGGCAGTGAAGATACCGACCCGCCCGCCCAGTTCGATGTCCATGCCCGGGCGCCGGAACTGCGACGTTGCGTAGGTCACCGCGGCGCTCGACAGCATGAAGGTTTTCCCCCAGCGTCGGCCACAGCGAACCGCATTCAGCTGGTGATCCCAGGAGTCAGACCAGACCGTTAACTGCCCGTTGTGTAGCGTGGGTAGGTAAATGTCGGCCATGATTTATCTTCCCGGGATTGGCAGCGAGTTATGCACGACGATCGCGTTATCCTTGTCGCCGTCTTTCAGCACATCGATTTCGAGCTCAACCTTTTCGGTCGCGGCTTCGCGGTAAGCGGCATCAACGCGCTGCTTGATAATCGCCGCCTTGGTGTACTCCAGCGACTCAATGCGCGCTGTGTTGCGATGCATAGCCTTCTGCGCCTGAGAGATAAGGTCGTGCAGATCTTTGGCCTGCTCGCTGTCTGCCGTCTCCACCTCTGTCTGCCAGCGACCGATATTCTCTGCCGCTGTCAGGCTCGCAGCACGCAGCCAGAAAAGCTCATCGTCGAGCGTGAGCATCTGGGCATCTTCGGTGATAGCGTCAGAGAGCAACATCCGGCGGCCGTAGCCACCGTGCTTTAATGCGTTCTGGTTGCCAAGCTTGAAAGCGTTCGTCGGCGGTGCGGTTCGTGATCCGCGTATCGGTTTCGTTTCTGGAGATTTTGAGCGGGTGCCTGTGTCGGGCTGGTTTTTTTTCACCTTCTCGTTTTTACTGGCCCCGCCTTTCTCCTTCTGCGAATTCGCAGATTTGTTCGCACTTTTTTTTTGCGAATTCGCACCGTAAGTCGTTACTTTGATATAGCGTTTCGCAGATGAGTAATTCAGTCCCTGCGCTGCGCACCAGTCTTTCGGGGATATTCCTGTTTTGGCATGCTCGGCGAGGAACTGGTGCTGCAGTGCTCCCCAGTCCGGTTTTGCCATAGTCCTTACCTCGTTGTGACATTATCGAGCCACCTCTTGAAGTGGCTCTGTAATGCCCATAAAAAAACCCGCCGGAGCGGGTCTGATTATTTTTTATTATTGCTTTTCTCGCGTTCGCACTGCATCCAAACCCCTAGCATCAGGAACTCAACAACTATCAGCATTATGTCGACTTTGATAACACCAAAAACCTGAGCGACAAGGCCAAGCACTGAGAAGAATGCAGCCAACCGCAATGAGAACATTACGAACCTTGGGTTTAGCATGCTATATATGTGTGTAGAAATGTTACAGGTGACACAATCATACAACATTTAACCCCGCGGTTATAGTTGCTTAAATCAAACAAATAGAAGAAATGTAGCCTTCCGCCCGGCCCACAATCTCCACACAAAACGCTATTTATCCCCGTACCGGGATAACTCCGGGCCTATCCCCTTGTGGGTATACCTACTTAAGGCACTGTGTACGGATGTAGTCCTGCAGGTAGTTCACTTGCCCGGTGATGGTGACGATTCGCTCTCTGAGGGTGAAATAATCCCGTTCAGCGGTGTCATTAAGTCTGGGGCCGGAAGCATCGCCCACGCCGCCGGTGCCGGTCGTTCCGTTCGCGGGACATCTGGCGTTGATCTGCAGCCGACGTTTGCCAGAAGCAACATCACGTTCAAGCTGATCGATAGTGGCTTTAGCATCTGCCAGTTCTCCAGTGTATTTGGCATCCAGAGCAGCAACGTCACGCTGTCGCACCTGCATGTCGGTGATGGTTGCGTTCGCCAGACTGAGCTTTTCAGTGGCTTTATCGCGCTGTTCTTTGAACTTGGTGGCGTTGTCGTAGTAGCGATTAGCCAGCCACCCGAGACAAACAATCAGGCAGATAACCACTGCGCTGATAATGGCGGTTAATCGGCTCATTTCTGCCCCCAGAGACAAACTTCTCGCTCAATCTCACGGCGGGTTATCAGGCCTTTCCACTGCTTACCCTTTGCATAAGTCCAGCGGCGTAGCTGGTCACACGCCCCTTTCTGGTCGCCCTGGTTGATTTTGCGCAGCAGCGTTGAGGTCTGAAAGTTCCCGGCTCCGACGTTATAAGCGAACGAGTACAGAGCCCCGCGCATCGTTTCGGGGATTGGCTTCTTAATGTACGGGTTAATCTGGCGGGCGACGGTGTTCAGGTCTTTACTGAGCAGCGCCCGGCATTCAGACTCGGTATAGGTCTTCCCGAGCATAATATCTTTGCCGGTGTGGCCATGGCAGACCGTCCAGACGTCTACAACATCCTGATACGGCTTATACCGAACCCCCTCCAGACCATCATTACCGGTTGGCCCGGTGATGAGAGCCGACGCAATGGCAATAGCACCACCACCAACGGCAGCAAGAACGCTATTCCTGAGCTTTGGTGACATTGCCATTTAATCTATCCTCGCGCTCTTTGCGCTTGTAGTACCAGTTCACACCGAAAGTACCGATAGTGCAGACGATACCTATGATAATTGCCCAGTCGTTCAGGGAAAGAACGCCACCCATGGTCGTTAAGCCTCCAACCCAATAACTGAGCCATTCTCTGATTTTATCCATGCGTTGCATGCTCTCACCTCGCGTTGGTAGCGGGTGCTGTGTGTTTGAAAAGGGTCAGGCCCGTCAGGCTGGATTTAACAACGAAGCGTGTCGATGATGATTCCTGCGGGACCTGATAATAAAAAACCCGCTCAAGGCGGGAAGGAATACCAAGGGTAAAAATGACGGCGCGGTAGCCGTAATGGTCCCAAGGCAGGGGATATGGTGGCCTTTTGCGCTGTTACAGCAGCGCCCCTGATGGATTGGATCATGAGCCCGTCATCAGGTCAGGACATTATCTGGCGGGACAGGAAGGATTCGAACCTTCGACCATTCGGTTAACAGCCGAACGCACAACCGCTGTGCTTCTGACCCTGAAATGAAAAAGCCCCGCACGATGGCGAGGCTCGGTGTTCTGATAGGTCAAACGCAAATACGGCAACCTACACTAAATATATTGCTCATTTGTTCATTGAAATGCAAGCACGTTGTGACTCTTTTTTGCAATTTTCCTCACGCTTTCGCGATCGTTAAACGCATTTTGCAGCGGCTGGTACAGGCAGAATAGCGCCGCGTTGATAATCTGCTTAACTTCCCGGCGGATGGTTGAAATGCTCGGGTGCTTATACTGGTTTCCGGCGCGGGTCTTCATCAGGCGAGGTTTGCTCACAGCATGCTGCCATGAGGCGATCCTTATCTCGCTTGAGTTGCAGACGTAATAGGCAAAAATTACCTTCCATGCGTTCTCATCTACGTTTTTCAGGTAATGTCGGATTACGGCATCAATCAGCAACCCATCATCATCGCTGCATACAGGCCTTGATGGTGCTTGCGGTTCAACCGTGGCCATGAACTTAGCAATCATATTTATCATCGCCTTGTCTATCTTCCCTGTCTGGCACCACGCGCCCCAAAGCTGGAGCCACTGATCTATCCACTGGTGCTGTTCGTTGGTTAATTCCAGTTTCATGCTGTCTCTCCCAGGGTCTGATAGATGCGAACGAAATTCTTCAAAATGCGGTAGTCAACTAATACCGTGCCCCGGGCCCGGAACAGACGGAGCTTTATCCAGCGGTCGCGGATGCGTTCGATAACGTCACGGCTCATGCGACCTCCATTTCGGTAATGGTCAGCTCAAGCCGCCCACCTTTGACGACAGGCATTCTCTTCACGCTGTAGTAATCGACTTGCTGGTCATCAAGCCAGAACCCGGATTTCGTCAGCGCGTCGAATGCTGCCTTTTGCAGATTGTCCAGGTCCCGACGACGGCGATCCGGCATGTGACACTCGATACGGATTTTCACTGGCGTTGCTAGGCCGATATCCAGCATTGAGTCTTTGATGATTTTGGCGACGCTGTCGCGGTACGCCTGACCTTCTGCGCTGATGTGCGTACGCCCGCGGTTATGCCGGTAGTAGCGGTTGTTGCTCGGCGGCCATGGGAGACTAATGCGATATTCATTCATGCTTTTACGAGCCCCTCTTTCAGCCAGATAACCTGCGTGCGAGCCATACCTTCCAGCGCGCACTCCTTTGCATATTCCGCATCGACCAGGCGGGTGCGGCGATCAATCTCGTCGTGGCAGCTGCTGCATGCGATGGTGGCGATCAGGTCTGGCGGCTTTATTCCGGTACCGCAGAGGCCAGCAATGCGGATGTGGGCCAGTACCGAGGTTTCAGCGTTACCGTTGCAGACGCCTGGGATGCGTACCTGACATTCGCGGCCGCGTGCCGCTTTGCATAAATTAGCCATGCGTTCTCCTCGCCGCGAGACGCAGCCATTTCTGATCAACCAGGCGGGCGGTATAGTCTTTCAGCGTAGGGATGTCGGACGGTTTAACTTCGACTTTACGCGTGCGGCGAGAAGGTATGCGGAAGATTGATCGCTCCATTACCTTAGCGAGAGGACTATGCATGGGATTCTCCCCAGCGCTTAGCCCATTCGATTTCAATGCGGGACTTTTCGCTGAACTTAACGCCCTGTTGAGTGCCGAACCAGTAGATCGCCTCAATGACTTCAACCATCTGACGCACTGTCATTTTGCTGGTACGCTGACCGAACATCACAACGCCGCCATCAAGACCAGGAGCCATGCGCTGCTCTTGTTTTTTCGACTTAGCTACCAGGGCGGTAATAAGATCCTTCCAGTCGTCTGAGTCGTACTTATTACCGAACCAAATAACCTGATCTGACAGGTCCTTCAGGAGCGGCCACATTTTCTTGTTTTGTTCGATAGTGCGGGTCATCTCTTTGATATCGAGGATCAGGGGACGCTTGGCATCCACTGGCAATTCTCGAATGAAATTGATGGCGTTCTGTTTGATAGCGTCGTTGACGAGGTGGAATTGCTGTTTCACGCTTCACCTCCGAAGAGGTTAAACGCAGAATGCAGGAAATCGCCGGTGACTTTCGCCATCGGTGACAGGTGTTTCTTTGAAGTTTTGTGCGCCATGTGTCCCCACTTGGCGCCGGAAGCAAGTTGTCAGTTGTTCAGGCTGACAAGGGAATTATGACGGGCTAAATACCAAATTGCAAAACGAGCATAGGCTATTTTTTCTCGTTCTGGCTGGCCATCTCGATGTAACGCGGATCGGATGCCCGCGGGAGTTGTTCGCTCTGCAGGCGGTAAAAATTCAACCTTTCCCAAAAATACTCGCGAAGATGCTCGGGTTGTTCTCTTGCCACTAGCTCGGCAACTACAGGCATGTTCAGACGCTCTTTGTAGGCGACGCCGGACGCGGCGAGATCGACGTTAACCTTGTCCTGCTCTTCCGGGCTTTGTGCTGCAATGTTCCACTTCGACATAAAAATCCCCTCGCTTGGTTGAGGGGATTATATATCACTACCGGTTAAGCTGCGCGGCTTTGCGTTCTGCGGGGGATTTAGGCATACCTCACCTCATACTCATAATTTTGCTAATCAACCCGCTATACAGGCGAGGGTGTATCTCATCACAGGTTTCTTTAAAGCTTTCAGCAATACTAAGCTTTGCGGATAGCCAAGCCTCATACGCCTCATCAGGCGTTTTGAATGATCCAAGAAATAATCTCCTGCCCTCTCTGCTGTTAACTTCTGCGACAAATTTGCGCATGCCCTTATTCCAGGTTACGCCTATAGGGTATTCACCCCTTACGCACGCATTATCCGCTGTGAATGTGTTCAGTGCGGGAGGCACATAAACACAAGTATCTGGCGAATACAGCTTGTTACCAGTCACCAGGAGGTCTTTATCAAGGTGAAATCCTTCCCTGAAATTATTTTTCCACCACGGGAGAAATCCCATGAAAGAAGTCCAAAGGCGGCACGCCTGGCTTCCTTTGTAAGATGGTTTTTTGGCGAGATACTTTTGGTCATAGCACCGCATAAGCATTTGGAACCAAGACCGGTAAGCACGATGGGTTATGGTCTTGCCATCAAACACCCCGGAGACAGCAAAAGGGGCGTCATTAATTCCCACCCCAATTACATTCCTTTTGCTTTTACTCTTTGGTGACCTTGTTTCTAAAATTGATTCAATCTCATTGAGATTCACTGGATGCCTCCTGCGGGGCGGCTGCGAGTACCCTTGCATACGTTGCCGCTGAACCACGCATAGATTTTATGGCTTCGTTTATAACCGCCAGTATTTCTGGTGTCGGCTCCTTCGGCACCATCACGTAACCAGGAGGCGCAACGTAGCGAACCTCGACAGTACGGTCTGGACCGGCCGCCAGGTCAATGCCGATTACCGGAGAGTTGCCAGCCTGCATGTCCCGCATATTTTCATTACTCCTGCATCCCCTGCTGATTTGTACGCCTCCTGCATCTCCTGCATCTCCAGCACTTTTTTGGAGTTCCTGCAGCATGGCGGCGCGGCAGGCGTTCCAGATATCCCACGCGAAATCTTTCAGCTCATCATCCTGCGCCAGAGGATGGATATACACTGACCAAAAATCCTCAAAGTTGCTATACACCACCGGGGCTGGCTGAGCGTGGCGATAGAGCGGGATGCTACCAACTACGCCTTCCTGTCCAATCATGGAGGCTTCTTCACATGCGACATCGGTAAGCGCTGCCTCGCTTGTCCACGCCACCGGCTCGCAGTCCCTCTCGGCATTGCGGCGTTCCTGTAGCTCCTCAATCATTGCCCTGATTTCTACTATCGCCGGGTCACGCTCTTCACATTCAGCATGAATCTCAGCAAGGCGATGATTGGTTATGGTTAATTTGTTGGTCATTGGTTGGCTCCTTCTGCAGCCCGGTTAACTATCACGCCGTCGTATACTTCTTTGAGGTGTCCTCGAAGATCCATCCGGCGCAGGGCGCTGTACATGTAATCGCACTCGGCCTGCTTGTTGGCTTGAAACGGTTTGTGCTCGCGCGAACACCACAGTGCATTCCCCGGCCACCCATGGACTTTGTATACGCGCCCGTTCCTGACGTGCAGCAGTCCCCAGCCCGGCGGCAAGTCAGAGACTTCAATGAAGCCAGGCTCTGCCATGAAAAAGCGCCAGTCGCCCATACCCTGGTTAGGCATCCTTCTGAATGACTTTTTCTTGTCCGCCAAAAAGTCGGCACGGGAACATTTAACCTCAATTAAACAGGAGGCCAGGTTACGGAAACCGATAGCGTCCGGCTGCTCACCGGTGGCAACAGCAGCGACAAAGCGATCGTGAAACGCCACCTTGAAACCGTTGTTTTGCAGAAAGCGGCAGGCTATCTGGCAAAGTTCATCGTGTGTCAGTGACATCACTCAGCCTCCCACTTGATGGCAGCGGCAGACGAGAACAACTCAAGCGCCAAGCGCACTTGATGCTCAACTTCATCAGCGAAGGGGCCTTTGTAAGTGTTCCGGTAGTCCGGCAGCTTCACGGTGACGGTTCGGGACTCCAGCTCGGCGATGCGCTGGCGCAGTGCGGCAATCTCCATCTCTGCAGCGTCGGCATAATGAACGTTTTCATGCTCCAGCGGCGGAAGGTCTGGCATTGTCACGCCAAACAGATCCGCCAGTGCACGATAGTTAAGCTCGCTGTGATAACGACCTTTGCAGCGGACCAGCTTCTCGGCTGCTGCGTTGATGGTCTGCGCCTTCTCCAGTGCCTCAATGAGTTGATCAGTGTATTGCTCAACTTCAACAGCCAATTGGCGCAATTCATCGTTAGGTGCGCAGGCAATAAGTCTGGATAAACGGTGAATATTTGCGTTTTTTTGTACGCTTGTCAGTTCGGTGATATCAGTCATGGCTGGCCTCCCTTCGTTTTGGTGATTGCAATTGAAAAAGGAGTGTCTGGAGTGCCACGCGACTGTGATTTTTCGATTAAAAAACCAACTTCCCAAACTTTCGCGCAATCGCTATATCCGAGTTCATAATCCTCATCTTCAGGCAAAACCTCGAATACCGCGCGGGCCAGTTCCTCCTGTTCCGAATCCATGGCGCAGTAGCAGTTGTTTTCGTGCACAGTCAGAGAGCCGTTGGCATGCCGCAGGAAAACCATATCCGAGCCAAATTGCCCAACTAGTTTTCGTATCTGGACGCAATACCCAACTCGGGCGTGATTGCCCTGAAAATTCGGACCGGTTACGACAAACTGCCCCTGAGATGGGGTGCTGTCGCAGGAAATCATCCGCTCAAAGTCGTTCAACTCGACGATGCGTGCCAGCGCCTGTTCTGTTGTCAGTTCGGTGATATCAGTCATCGATGTTCTCCACTCCATAATCTGCAAAATACCCTGACGACATTTTGATGAATCTGTCCTCGGTTACCGTATAGGCCTTCCTGCCTTTCCTCTCTTTCCCATCAGGGTCAATAAGGTTGCAGGTGTAGATAATCCGGCGCTGCCACTTCCCTGGCATTTCAGCGACCGCCAGAACCTCAAGGATTCTTTTCCCTTCTGCGTCAGCTGTGTAAACGGTCTGGTCTCCATAGCCGCAATCAGCGGGCTCAAATGTCTTTCGGCAACCACCAATCCACCTTTCATCGGTGAATACATTTCCGTCCCATTGCTGATGGTCAGTGCATACGAAAATGAATGGGTAAACTGTTTCGAACCGATCACCGGCGCGAATGTCCAGCGACTTGCTCATTTGTCGGCTCCCTCGCGCAGCTGCTTGGCGAAATCATCGGCTCCGAGCGCAATCATTTTGCAAACTGATGCCCCGCTATCATTAGCGCGAAGATGCGCCGAGAACTTCTCAACTCCGCGCGCCTCGGCTTCGGCTACGATGCGATCAGTGGCGGGGGTTTCGATAGCATCGAACTCTTCCATTGCCGCTTCCAGTGCGACCTGCTGGCAAGCCACTTCTGCACGCCCTTGAATGCCTGTACCTTCTCCATTCATTGTGTTGTGCATTTCGAATAGCGTTTCGCCAAACGACTTCAGCGCCACATTCTCCGCAGCCAGCTGCTGGTAAGCTTTCGCCAGCTCCAGATACTTCTGCTCTTTGATCGACAGCTCGCCCGCACTCTCCAGAGACTGAATGAGCTCGTTTACTGTTGAGATGTTCATTTTCTTACTCCCGCCAGGCACTGGTTAAAAAGAGTGGTCATTGGGTTTACGCCGCCAGGACGCTGGCGATACTGAACCGATGGATCGATTTCGGTTACAACTGCCGTATCAATCAGGGTGTAGCGGTAGTGCCTGCACTCCCCCTCACGTTTCACCTGTCCATCCCGATTCATCTGCCAAAGCGCTGAATTGACCACCGACGGATCCAGTTCAGTAGCGTGGCGTATTTCATTGAACGAGCACCCGGGGTGCTGGCCGATGTAATTGATTACGGCCTGTTTGCCGGTATTCTTTTTCATCAGAACCCACCTTTTCTTGCTGGCTTATCTTCTTTGTCGCGCCGGCGCTGACTGGCAGCTTCCTGGTCGCAGTCATAAATCGCACCATGCCGTTGCTCGCAATAGACAACACCAGTCTCGCCATGCCGGTTAAGACGCAGCAGCAGCTCTGTGTCACTCTGGTTTGCGTTCTCGTCGTAGGCGCCTTCCCGATAGATGGCAAGCCAATAATCGCAGTCCTGCTCAATCTGGCCGGTGTCGCGTGAATCGCTCGGGAGTGGGCGTTTGTTGGTTCGCTTCTCCAGATCCCGGTTGAGCTGAGTCAGGAGAACGACGACACAATCCAGTTCCTTCGCCAGGGTCTTCAGGCCTTTGGTGATCAGTCCATAGGCCAGGTCGTTTCGCTCGGCCTTATCGGCAGTCATCAGCGTGAGGTAATCGACGAGGATCATTCCGACCTTCCCGCGCTCGCGCTTGATTCGGCGCGACTCGGCCATAACATGTGCCAGTGAAATACCAGGAGTGTCGTCAATAAGGAGGTTATTGGTTTCAATCAGCGCACCCATGACACCGGTAGCTTTTTGCAGATCGCTGTTCCAGTCACCCCGATAGCCGTAGTCGTCCTTTGTCATGTCCGGGTAAAACAGGTTCGGCGAGATCCGCCCCTTCTGGGCTGTGATTTTCTCCACCATCTGGCCTTCTGGCATTTCCAGTGAGAACATCAAGGCTGGCTCGTTCTCGACCGTTGCGCAGTTGACCCCCATCTGGGTGTAGAGCGTGGTTTTCCCCATCTTTGGCCGGGCACCGATAACAAACAGGCTACCGCGCACAATGCGCTTAACACCGAGTAACTCATCCAAAGAGCGGATCCCGGTCGACAGCCCGCGGGAACGTCCATCCGGCTTCATCCTTTCGTCAAATTCTGCTGACCAGTCAGTAACTGCGTCATAGAACGTGCGAAGCCCTGTCCTTCTGCCAGTTTTTACGTGCTCGGTTATCTCAGTAAACAATCCCTGAATTGCGTCAAATTTCTGCTCTGCTGTCATCCCGTTTCTGGCATAAAGCAACTCGATCGCCTTGGTGGTTTTCTCGATACCGTAGCGTTCCATTGCTGTCTCGCGGACGCGCATTGCGTAGGCTACGATGTTCGCCGCGCTTGGCGTGTTTTTTGACATTTCAGCCAGGTATGCAAAGCCGCCCACCGATTCCGTCAGTGATTTGCTTTCTAGGGCATCAAAAAGAGTCAGCAAATCTACCGGTTTTTGGTCCCGGTACATCTGACGCATTTCGGCGAAAATAACCTGATGAGGACGCAGGTAGAATGATTCTGGCTTGAGTATTGAAAGAACCTTCTGAGTACGCTCGCTGCTGTCATCGTCCAGCAGAAGGCCACCTAAAACGCTCTGCTCAGCCTCGATACTGTGCGGAGGGGTCATGAATTCAGAGGTCATCACAGGCCCCCTCACGTGTTTTCGCGTAAACATCAACGTTCAGGAAGTATTCGAACGACTTGCGGCGCCACGTTTTACCGGTGCGCTGGTCTGGGCGGTTCTCCAGCATCCAACGGCAGTTGCTGGCGATGTAGCTCAGGTAGGATTCCCAGTCTTCCAGGGTGAAGCTGTGGCCATCCAGCTGGCGGGTGATTTTATTGGCCTTCTGCCAGAACGAGCGAATCAGGTTACGGCGCTTGTCAGTGAGGATCCTGATGCCTTGTGCTTCTGGCAGAACCCGGTGGTAAACCTCAACAACCTGCTCACAGCTGAGAGACGGTTTTTTTGGTTCTGATTTTTGCGATGCTGATGCACTCTCTTCTACGTCAGTAGAAGAGATATTATTTAATATATTGTTTGTGGCACTCTGTTGGCATTCTGTTGGCACAACCTCACGTGAAGGCAGCGTGGTTACTGGGTTTGCGTTGGCACTCTGTTGGCATTCTGTTGGCACAAAAAACTGCTGATAATCGTCATATTTAATGACGGTTAACAGAGTGAATTTCTTGTTTGCCAGGGTGGTGATCATGCCCATTTTGGCGAATTTGTTCAGCAGGTATTTCACCCGGTCAGGCGTAATCCCAGTGTCCTTGGATAAGGTATGGCGTCCGGTAATAACCTGACCACGACAAACTGGATATTCCCCAAATTCAGTGGCAACCATTCCTTCCGATGCGTTCACTTCCATGATGAGGTGGATCCACAAATGGACGGCTTCACTATCCGTCCTGTAGAACGGCAGTTCTCTTACTTTACGGTGCAGGAATACCAACCCCTGCCCTGATGGCTGAGGTTTCTCCATGGGCTTCTGGGACCCTCTAAAATCGGATATGCGGAGAACGTTACTCACGGCCTTCCTCCTTGCGTTTCAGATCTTCCAGAATGGCGCGCATCTTTTTAGCCACTATCGGATTCACTGAACGGACGAAGCGGTCACGAGTAATGTTTTTGTGTGTTTGTGCCTGGTAAAATCTGTTGCTCTTAGGCATAATTACTCCTGTGAATTGATCCAGTTAATTCGCGTAGAAAGCCGTTAGTGTTTGCCCACTTCGGCTTTCGCCTTTTTTGCCGTTCATCAGTCCCACCCCAGTGGCCCTGGCCGACAACGCTCTGCCCTTAGCCCAATATCTGCCAGCGTCTCTACTGACTGCAGGTAGTGCCGAGAAACCACTACTGCTTCAGGCGGGACTACTTGCAGGCCCAACACTGAGAGCTCTTTTGCTATGTCAGCAAAATGCCCCTCCCCTTTTCTGCGGCTGACAGTTGACTCACTGATACCCAAAAACTCCGCGTAGACCTTTTGGCCGATTGATGAAAGTCGGTTGAGTAAAACCCCTTCAAGCTCAATCGGGTTGAGGATTGGCGGTTCTAAGTTGCGAGCTATTCCGCTTTGCATTCGTGATACTCCCTATTGCGTTAACGATGAGAAATTGAGTTAAGGATTTCAGAGGCACTGACTTGGCCATCAGTAGCAACGACAATGGACTTGATAAAGCGAGAACCAATTTCCGCTCCGTTTAGCCATTTACTAACCGTTGACTGATTTACTCCGGTTTTTCTCGCAAGTTCTGTTTGAGAACCAGCAATGGTGATGGCGCGTTTGATAGCATCGTTGACTGTGTCGCTCATGGAATTCCCCTTTGCATAATTTACAGGTGATTATGCGTTAGGGAATTTAAATAATCAAGTCATTTGGGACTTTGACATAAAATTCTTTAGGGAATATTTTTCGTGCTATGAAAACACTCAAAGAAAGACTGGCTTACGCCATGAGCTCTACTGGTAAAACCAACCAAACAGAGCTGGGGAAGCAGGCGGGAGTTCCGCAATCCTCAATATCTAAAATCCTACGAGGCGACAGTGAGACATCGCGCCATTCTGGGAAGATTGCAGCTGCGTTGGGTGTCAGTGCTGACTGGCTTATCAATGGAACAGGTTCAATTTATGGAGAATCTAGCCAGCCAATTCAGGCCATTGACGTTTCAAAAAACGTTAAGGTGTTTGATTGCAATGGTTTTACAGGTAACTACGTGTCCTGGTTCAATGAACTGCCAGACCATTTTCGCGCTTACATAATTCAAGGTAATACAGGAATATCACAGGCGCCTGCAGGCGCGGTAGTGATTGTTGATCCTGCGACATCGGCCTCCGCGAATGACTTAGTTTTAATTAAGCTGAAAGAATCCATTTCCGCATTCAGGTATCACATAGGTGGAGATGGTAATGGATATTTATCCGTTGATGATCCTCGCGTCCCGTTGGCACCAGTATCTGACGTATCATCTGTAATCGGGCCTATCGTCCAAGTCTTCATCCCAGAATTAAAAAAGTAAACAATAGCTTTATCAGGAGCCGAGGAGCTTGAATAACTCCCCGGCCCCATGCGTACATACAAAACGCCCATATATCAACCTCCTGCTACAACTACCAGCGCCTTAAATCCTGTATATTTATACAGTATACATACTGAAACACAGTATTCCAGTAAAAAAAATTCCCAGAAGAATCATCACACCAAACACCATAAGAATAATTTTGACAATCCTCTATTGACTTAAATTATTCTCTATCGCATAGTTAGTCCATCCAAACAACACCGGCAGCGCCGGAATCAAGTCAAATGTTCCGCTGGCCGGCGATAAGGCAAGGTGAAGTGATGATCCGAGAACATGAAGTTCCTGCATGGAACAGATTCAAGTTGAAGGTTGTTCTGATTTTGGTTGCGGTCGCATCGGCAAGCGTTCAGTGCTGGGGTGGCGTATGAGCAAACATGGCTTTCGTTCACTGATTTACTGCCTGCTGGTCTGCGGCGTTATCTGGGCGGCGGTGGTTATCAAAATTCTGCACGTTACGGGGGTGTTCAATGGCTAACTCAATTCCTAACAGCGGACGCGCCGTGATGATGCGCAATCGCCGCACCGGCGCCGCCTGGCTGGTCAGCTTCGACTATCGCGACGGCAGCTACTGGCATGAGCCGCAGGGAAATCTGCGCCACATCCGCCGGCCATACGCTTCACGCAACATTGAGCCTAACCTGGTACCAGCCGGGACGCATTAACCGCGCATATCGGCGCACGAATTTTACTGAACTATCAGGCGGCTTTTATCGCGCCGGGGATTCTTACAACCAAATTTCAGGGGAAACCATGAGCGAAATAATGGATTTAGTCGTCATCGAGAAAAAGAACGCGATGGCAGTTTTCACCAATAACGACCAGCTCGACCCGCTTATCGAACTAATCGAAAAAGAGGCTCGCAGTCTGGTACCGGACGTGACCACCAAAAAAGGCCGTGACGCTATCGCATCAATGGCTCACAAGGTTGCGCGCTCTAAAACCTACATCGACAACGCAGGTAAAGACCTGGTCGCTGAGCTGAAGGCGCTGCCAAAGCAAATCGACGAAAGCCGCCGTGTTGTCCGTGAACGTCTTGATGCGCTGAAAGATGAAGTTCGCCGCCCGCTGACCGAATGGGAAGCCGAGCAGGCTCGAATTGCTGCCGAAAAGGCCGCAGAGGAAGAGCGCCTCCGCATTGAAGCAGAGGAAAAGGCCGCGCTTGAAGCCCTTAAAAAGCAGATTGAAGCCGATCACGAAATGGCCCTGCTGATGAATGACGCTTTCGACCGTGAGCAGGCAGATAAAGCAGCTGAGTCTGAGCGCCAGCGCATTGCCCATGAAGAAGAAATTAAGCGATTGGCAGCCGCCGCAGCAGCCCGCGAAGTTGAGAAGCGCGCACAGCGCGAACGTGAAGAAGCAGCGCATCGCGAAGCTGTGTTGAAAGCGCAGGCTGAGCAGGCAGAGCGAGATCGCATTGCAGCCGAGCAGAAAGCTGAAGCTGACAAGCAGGCCGCTGTAGAAGCAGAGCGCCGCAAAGCGCAGGAAGAAGCCGATCGCATCCGTCGTGAGGCAGAGCAGCGCGAACAGGCCCGCCTGACTGAGGAGAAGCGCAAAGCCGATGAGCAGGCGCGCCGCGAAGCCGACGTGAAGCACCGCAAAACTGTCGGCACTGACATCGTCAAAGCCCTGGTGGCCAATACCAGCATTACCCGGGATCAGGCTATCGAGGTGCTCACCGCGATTAAAGACGGAAACATCCCGCGCACCGGGATCAGTTACTGAGGTGCTTATGAACGCATACCGCGCATATGACGTGATTGAAGAGCGTAAGTGGGCCGAGCAAACGCTGACCGAAGAGCAGCAGAAGTGGATTGACGATCGGGCACAGGAAATTATCGACGCCCTGCCAAAAGAGCCGTCAGGCCTGTTCCGCTTCTCTGTGCCGATGGACAAAAGCCCATGCGAAGGCCTCCGCAGCGATGCAGCTGGCGAGGCATATAACGATCTCATTTCGGCAGTAGCTTACGCCCAGGCGGAATACGACTGGGATCACCGCACCGGCTGCCCGTTTTAACTTTGGGGAATAGCAATGTCTAACGAACTTGTGATTACAGCCAGCTCTCTTGCTGAGCGAGGCATTGACGGTGCTACCTGGAGCGCCCTCAAAAACAGTATTTACCCTGGCGCCAAGGATGAATCGGTGATGATGGCGCTGGACTACTGCCGGGCCCGCCAGCTGGACCCGTTGCTTAAACCTGTTCATCTCGTTCCGATGTACGTCAAGGATTCGAAAACAGGTAAAGGCGATTTTCGTGACGTGGTCATGCCGGGCATCGGGCTTTACCGCATTCAGGCAGACCGTTCCGGCGATTATGCCGGGGCGCGGGAACCAGAATTCGGTCCCGACGTAACTCAGACGCTTACTGGTGTCGAGGTTACCTTTCCTCAGTGGTGCAAGTACACGGTCAGCAAGCGCATGCCAAGCGGGGAAATCGTCGAATTCAGCGCGAAAGAATACTGGGTTGAGAACTATGCCACCGCCGGCCGCGACACTACCGCGCCAAACGCAATGTGGAAAAAGCGCCCTTACGGCCAGCTGGCGAAGTGTGCTGAGGCTCAGGCTCTGCGTAAGGCGTGGCCTGAAATTGGACAGCAGCCCACCGCCGAAGAGATGGAAGGTAAAACGCTGGAAGTGGATGCGCGTGACGTAACGCCGCGCAGCAGTACAGAAGCGCTCCCCCTGGTGGCCAGTGAGGAAACGCTGCAGGCAATTACCGACCTCCTGGCGTCCCTGAATAAGGACTGGGAGCAGGACTTCCTGCCTCTGTGCAGCAACATCTTCAAGCGTGACATTTTCCAGGCATCACAGCTCACCGAAGAAGAAGCGCAGAAAGGCTTTAGCTTCCTCCAGAAAAAAGCGCAGGTGGCAGCATGACACCAGAAATTATCTTCGAACGAACTGGCATTGACGTTACCCGCGTTGAACAGGGAGACGAATCCTGGCACCGCTTACGCCTGGGCGTGATCACCGCCTCGGAAGTCCATAACGTCATTTCGAAACCGAAATCAGGCACCAAGTGGACTGACATGAAAATGTCTTACTTCCACACGCTGCTCGCCGAGGTATGCACCGGCGTAGCGCCAGAGGTAAACGCCAAGGCGCTGGCCTGGGGGAAACAGTACGAGGACGACGCTCGCACCCTGTTTGAGTTCACCACTGACGTGCAGGTCACCGAGTCGCCGATTCTGTTCCGTGACGAAGGCATGCGCACCGCCTGCTCACCTGATGGCCTGTGCAGTGATGGCCGCGGCCTTGAGCTGAAATGCCCTTTCACCTCTCGCGACTTCATGAAATTCCGGCTTGGCGGCTTCGAAGCTATCAAATCCGCCTACATGGCCCAGGTGCAATTCAGCATGTGGGTAACCGGGAAGGATGCCTGGTATTTCGCGAATTATGACCCTCGCATGAAGCGAGAAGGCATTCACCACGTGGTTGTTGAGCGCGACGACAAATATATGTCCGACTTCAACGAAATGGTGCCGGAGTTCATCGAGAAGATGGACGAGGCTCTGGCCGAAATCGGCTTCACCTTCGGGGAACAATGGAAATGAAAACTCACCACGACGGGATCACCGTAGGAAGTATCACTCTTCCCTATTCCATCAATCGTCGGGGATGGATCGCCCCAAGCGGCGACGTAATCAAAAACCCATTAAAGGCTCAGCGCCTGGCTGAGTTGATGAACAGTAAGAAGGTGGTGGCATGACCGGAAATACCCCCCTGATTTACGGCTCTATTTGCAGTGGCATCGAAGCCGCGACCGTCGCTTGGGAGCCGCTCGGATGGAAAGCAGCGTGGTTCTCAGAAATCGAGGCGTTCCCGTCGGCTGTGCTGGCAGAACGCTGGCCCGAAGTCGTGAACCTTGGTGACATGACGAAAATCGCCGCAGCGGTGCGCGCCGGTGAAGTTCAGGCGCCTGATGTAATGGTCGGCGGAACACCGTGCCAGGCGTTCAGCATTGCTGGTCTGCGTAATGGCCTTGCAGATGCCCGCGGTCAGTTAACCCTTTCATATGTGGAATTAGCCAATGCAATCGACGACAAGCGCATCGAGCGCGGAGAAGAAGAAGCAATCTTCGTCTGGGAAAACGTCCCCGGCGTCCTCACAAGCCACGACAACGCTTTTGGTTGCTTTCTGGCAGGACTTGCCGGAGAAAGCTGTGAACTTGAGCCATCAGGGGGAAAATGGACGCACTCTGGTTGTGTGTATGGACCCCAAAGGACAATCGCTTGGATCGTCAAGGACGCCCAATATTTCGGAGTGGCCCAACGACGCAAGCGTGTGTTCGTTGTCGCAAGTGCTCGAAAAGGATTCGATCCCGGCCAAGTACTTTTTGAGTCCGAAGGCGTGCGCCGGGATACTCCGCCGAGCAGAGAACCGCAAACGGCAGTTGCCGCCCTTACTGCGCGAGGCGTTGGAACGTGTGGCGCAGACGACAATCAGGCACAAGCAGGACACATCATCGCCGAGTGCGCCAACGGAGACATCAGTCACACGCTGAAAGCAGAAGGATTTGATGGGAGCGAAGACGGCACCGGTCGGGGAGTTCCTGTAATTGCTTTCGGTGGCGGAAATACAGGGGGAAACATCGATGTTGCCGCCTGCCTTACTGCCAAGGGACAGCGTATTGATTTCGAAGTCGAAACCTTCGCTGTACATGGTACTCAGGATCCAGATTTCAATCGTGAATTAGCTCACACGCTGGGCCGCAATCACGGACAGGAGAATGCCTGTATCGCGTTCAGTTACAAAGACCATGGAGCAGACGCATCAGAAGACCTGTCTCCGACATTGCGCGCTGGAAATTCAGATAATAGCAACGCTAACAGCGGGCAACCTCCGGCGATAGCTTATGCGTTCAAACCGGGGCAAGGCGCCAAGGCAAGAGGCATTGGATTCGCTGAAGAGCAATCACCAACGCTTACAAGCGCTAGCAGCGGTACAAATTTAACGCCTGCCGTTATGTGTGGTGTATCCGTTCGACGTCTTATGCCGGTTGAATGCGAGCGTCTGCAGGGCTTCCCTGACAACCACACACTGATCTCATGGCGCGGGAAAGAAGCGGCTGAATGCCCGGATGGCCCCCGCTATCGCGCTATCGGCAATAGCATGGCTGTTCCAGTTATGCGCTGGATCGGTGAGCGCATTGCTGACGCGTTGCCAGTTAAAAAATCTGCGGGTGATTATGGAGGAAGCAAAACTCCGGTTGAGCAGAGAAACCTGTGGCAAACGCCGGTCCCCCTGTTCGTCGCTCTGGATGCGGAATTCCGCCTGACACTGGACGCGGCCGCGTCAGCTGATAACGCGCTATGCAACCGCTATATCACGGAAGAGCAGAACACGCTTGAAACGCCCTGGGCTAATTACCTGAGCATTCCGGGCTACGTCTGGCTGAACCCGCCATACAGCGACATCACGCCGTTCGTTCAGAAAGCAGCTGATGAATCTAAAAACCAGATCGGCACGGTGATGCTGGTTCCGGCTGATACGTCCGTTGGCTGGTTCCGTGAAGCTATCGAGACTGCCAGCGAGGTACGTTTCATCGTTGGCGGTCGCCTGGCCTTTATCAATCCGGTATCCGGGAAGCCTGTCAGCGGCAATAACAAAGGCTCGATGCTGATTATCTGGCATCCCTACCCGCGCACCCACTGCCAATTCACGACCGTTGAGCGTGATGCTCTGCTGAAGTTCGGGGCCCGTTTGATAGCTAAGCGGGAGGCAGCATGACACCAGAAGAAAAGAAAAATGCGCTCAGAAGTATCGCGCGCAGGGCTAACGATGAGGTTAAGGCTAAACGGCGGTCATCCCCCGCTTTAAGTTGCGACGAGATATCACGACCGATCCTCAATGGATGCATGCCGCTGATAAAGCAGCTTGGGTTAACGCCAAGCCATCTCTATGTGGAAATCGGCATTTTGAACGGAAAGATAAAGGAGCGCTGACATGCCAGAAATCATCGATCAGGCCAACGAGCTGGCAGAGCGCCGGCTGGAAATAACCATCCAGAACATGCGCATCAACCATAACGCTGTTTCAGCTACTCACTGCTGTGATTGTGGGGAAGAGATCAAACCAAAACGACGGGAAGCGGTGCCGGGCTGTCAGCGCTGCGCTGATTGCCAGGAGGAAGAGGAATTGCGCGGTAAGCATCGGAGGTGATGTATGTGGGTGATGATGAAGCTTAAACGCACTGGGCAGGTGGTGTATTTCCAGTGTTACGACAGCAGGGAAGCGGCTGAAATGGCGATTAAGGTTATGAACTCAGTCGCCAGTGGCTGGGAATTCTATATCAAACAAAGAGTGCACCAGAGGTGATGCATGCAAACAATAATCCAGATCGAACCAAACGAATGGGTTTCAGAGGACTTGCTGATGGCAGTCACAGGGATGAAGCGCGGCACCATTACACGGGCCCGAAAATCATCCTGGCTGCTTGGGCGGGAGTATAAGCACGTTTCCCCTGAAGGCGAGCCAAAGCCAACCAGCGAATGCATGTACAACCGCAAAGCGGTAGACGCATGGATTCAGGCGCAAAAGCAACCATTGGGTGATCGGGCGGTATGAAACAGGTAAGCTTACAACGCTCCTGGACGTCGGGAGGGAACAATGAGTAAAGAATCATACCCAACGGGCGTTGAGAACCACGGAAAATCACTCCGCATATGGTTCATTTTTAAAGGTAAGCGTGTCAGGGAAAATCTCGGTGTCCCTGACACCGCTAAAAACAGGAAGGTGGCCGGGGATCTGAGAACATCAGTTTGTTTCGCTATCCGCATGGGGACCTTTGACTATGCGGCGCAATTCCCCAACTCGCCAAATCTGAAAACTTTCGGCATCGGCAAGAGAGATATTACCGTGAAAGATCTGTCTGAAAAATGGCTTGAACTTAAACGGATGGAGATCTGCGCTAATGCCATAAACAGATATGAATCGGTAGTGAGAAGTATGCTGCCGAGGATTAGCGAGAAAAAGCTGGTTTCGTCTGTGACAAGGGAAGAACTGCTCTATATCAGGAAGGATATGCTGGCGGGGCAGAAAGGGTTGAGTGTGGTGACGGTAAACTACTACATGACCACGATAGCGGGTATGTTTCAGTTTGCTGCCGATAATGGCTATGTAAGTGAAAACCCGTTTAACGGCATTAAGCCGCTAAAGAGGGCCAGGATAGAACCAGATCCGCTCACACGTGACGAATTCGTTCGCTTCATTGATGCCTGCAAGCATCAGCAAACGAAAAACCTGTGGTCAATCGCGGTATACACAGGATTACGCCACGGTGAGCTGGTCTCCCTCGCATGGGAAGACATAGATCTGAAAGCGGGAACGATGACCGTACGCAGAAATTATACGAAAATCGGTGATTTCACTCTACCAAAAACCGAAGCCGGCACCGACAGGGTTGTGCATCTTATCAAGCCAGCCATTGACGCTTTGAGGGACCAGGCAGAAATGACCAGGCTAGGAAGACAACACAAGGTTGAGGTACAACTTCGGGAGTATGGACGGACGGCTATTCATGACTGCACATTTGTTTTCAATCCTCAGTTGGTAAAAAAAAGTGGCAACGTGGGCTATCTGTATAAAGCCGATTCAGTAGGTGATTCATGGGACATGGCCCTTAAACGGTCAGGTTTAAGACACCGCAAAGCGTATCAGTCGAGACACACTTACGCCTGCTGGTCGCTGTCTGCCGGGGCCAACCCGAGTTTCATTGCCAGCCAGATGGGACACGCCAGCGCCCAGATGGTTTTCAATGTTTACGGCGCCTGGATGGCGGATAGCAGCAGCGATCAGATTGCCATGTTGAACCAGAAATTATCAGACTTTGCCCCATCCATGCCCCATGGCATGGTCATAGGAATATGA